GAACCTTTATTTTTTTTAAAAAAATAGTTACCCCTGTCAGCACAGGGGAGCTTACTCACGCCGAGCCGTTCACTATCATTATGCGCGGTAAGTTTCACACTAATTATGCTCAGTAGTACTTTTTTGTTTTTTTCTATTCTATTTGTTTTTGTTTAACTAAATTTAAAGCTATGAAAGAAATATATGCAATAATACAATCTGCGGACAATAATAGCCACAGAAAAGAATCACTAGTTGATAATACACTTTACGAAAACTTTAGTGAAGCGTTAGAACAATTAGAACTAATATATGATACAGTTGATATGGAATCTGATAATAATATTCAGATATCATACCATATAGCTACATATAATTTAGTTTAAATATACAGGGTTGCCTTAGCCGTAAGGTCTGGCGGAACGTGTTACTTAAACAATAACATTTACTCAAGTGTTTTTTAAAATTTACTACTTGGGGTTAATACTGCCCTGTAACTTATAATAAAAAGAGAGAATGACCTCCTAGAGTACATTGACCGTAGTACTGCGGTAAAACAGGGGAAACCAAGATGTATGCTCACGCGGACAGTTCGCTTAAACTTGATACTGAAATATAAGGGGAAGGAGAGTATGATTCATTACTGTATTTAGGTAACAGAAAATACAGGAGGATGACAATAATCGCTTACTACAGTAATCTTTGCCTGATAAATTTACAATAGAGGAAAACAAGGCCTTCGGGTAGCGAAAACGAGGGGCTCCTGCATATTTTTATAATATGAGAATATCCATATAATGCTGGTAACAGCCAGGATGACCATGAAGACAAGGACTCTCTTTTTATTATCTTATAAAATAAGACTATTAGGTTGCAGAATAAGATACTCATTGGTAGTGTATAATAACACTTTAAACGAACCACAACAAGTATCCTCTGTCTGTAACCAATGTCTTATTATGTTTAATCAAAAAAATTAAAATTATGGAAGAAAATAATAATGAAATTGAAACTCTACAATCTAAATTAAAAGAACTTAAAAGACTACTCAATATTGAGGTTAGCGTTAAACAAGGTCTTGAAGAAAGAATTAAAATACTTGAACAAGAAATTGAAAAGCGTGACTATTGTAACGACAAGCTTGCAGATATAATGCATGGATTGATAAAACTATAAAAACACTATGAAAATTATAATTAATAATAAAGAGGTTAATCTTGCCTCTCTAATAATTGAAGATGTTCATAATTGGGACTTCCCTAATTTCTCTGATTCGTTTATTTCTTCAGGTAAAGATATAGACGGTAACTCACTGACAGGCAAGGAGTTACAAGAGTTAGAAAATAAGTTCCCAAATTTAGTAAATCAATTAAGTATAGAACACTACTGGAATAATTACAATCCTGATAAACACCATTTTAATGAAAACCGAAAAATATAAGTAGTTTTCATAGCTCCCACAAGTAAGTGTGGCTTATATTGATTAACACCAAGAAAAGAGTTCTTACTGACTCTTTTTTTATTAATATTCACTATCATATGAACCCTTACGTAGAACGAGGTTATATAATAATTGTAGCTCTAGTTACTTTATTTATGATTTCAAGTTGTTAAACTTTAAAAAAAAATATATGGAAAACTTAAAATGTAATATCATGTTAGACGCCTTAAAATCTTTTAAAGGTATTGATGAAAACAAGTCTATGGAAAAAGAAATTATGGAGGCTATATACCAAATAGAAGATATAAATATAGGAAAAGCTATTATTAAAAATAAATCTATTAAAACAATTGATAACGATTGCACTATATCTCTAGATGATATGATTCACTTAATTGAAATGTATTTAAGATTAAATACTTATACAAATTTAAGAGAAGAAAATGCTCATATAAATTTACTCAGCACATCTCGTCATAAAATTAATACACGAATAAAATTAAGAACATCTATGATGCCTGATGATGAAATGGAAAGAAAAAGAGCCCATGTGGCCAATACTATGATACAAACTTTAACATTTTTATTAAAATATTGTAGCAGACACTTTTTAAATAAAATGTATTCTGAAATTAACAAAGAAACAAATCAAAGAGAAACAGCAGAAAGATTTAATGAAGAAAGATTATGATATTAGATGAGTTTGGTTCAGGGGGCGTACCTTATGACGCAATTAATGATTATTACTTAACAATTAAAAAAGAAAAAATTATGTGTGGATTAGTTGGATTCAGCGGTAAAGCCGATACTAGTATATTTAAAGCTTTACACTTATTAGCAGATAATGACTCTAGAGGAGGACACTCTACAGGATTATATGCAAACAATAAAATATACAAGACGACAGAAGAGTCTTTAAACATTCTACCTATGCTTGATACTCATGTAACAGGCAGTGTTCTTATAGGGCACACAAGATATGCAACTCACGGACAACATACCGTTGAGAATGCACATCCATACCAATACAATAATATTATAGGTGCTCATAATGGAGTATTAAGTAATTATGAAGAAGTTGGTAAAAAGTTTGGAATAAAGAAAACAGATGTTGATTCTCAAATGATATTCAAATTATTAGCACAAGAAAAAAATGATAAACACTTAGGTCTATTTAGTGGAGCAAAGAATGTTATGTTCACAAAAGGTGACAATAAATTATATGTATATCGTAGAAGTAATCCTTTATATGGATTAGAAACAGAAGAAGGATATTATTTCAGTTCATTAAAAGAGGGATTAGAAAACATAAAGAAAGAAAAAGAAAAAGTAAAAGAAGTTCCTGAAAATAAGATTTATGTGCTAGAAAACGGCAAGCTAGTTAAGACTATTAAAGTTAAACACAAGCCTATTCCTGCAAAAGTTAGCGTTAATACTAACTGGGAGTCTTATGGTATAAGAAATTATAGTGCCAATAATGATTACTTAAAATCATATAGAGATTATAATTTTTATGGTGATGATGATTTGGAAGATGATGATTTAAAGAGCTTTGAGACAATGCAAGATTATTCTACTTTCATCTACGAACTATATTGTGACGCAAGTAATAGAGGATTTACTGAAGAAGAAGCTGAAAAGCTACTAGAATTGTATAACAAATTAAATCAAATGTCCTATGACTACTACTACTAAATATCACACTTGTGAAATAGATGGAGAACTATATCCAACAGATGAATGTCGCCCCCTACATGATGGGGGCTGGATTCACGAAGATAATATAGATGGGTCAAATTATATATTACTTACTGATGGAGAACTATATGCCCATTCAGATGATTGTATTATATGTGAATGCGATGGTGAATATTATCTTGAAGATGAAATAAATGACAACGATATAGCTTGGGATAACTATGATGAATGTTGGAGATTTATTGACAACATGGTATATGGTCACACTCATGATGGAGAAGGTTGGTTTAACTCTAGGTCTGATTATGTGTATTCGGATTCTAGAGACCAATATTATATGAACGAAGATGTAGCTAGAGAGTATGATATGGAATATTGTGAAAACAGGGGTGAGTGGGTACATATAGATGATATGGAAAGCGGTGATGAATGGACTAATCAATGGAAAATTAACTCAAAAACATTTAAGCATACACATGGAATGAAATATACATTTGGTGTTGAAATAGAAACATGTGATGGTTATATGGATTACCAAGATGATTTATCACTATCATGTGTGCCAGATGGAAGCATAGAAGGAATGGAGTATGTTACAGGCGTTCTTCAAGGAGATAAAGGATTAGAAATGTTAAAATCAATCTGCAATCGTCTTAATGACAATAATTGTTATGTTGATAAATCTTGTGGATTACATGTTCATATAGGTGGAGCTAACTTTAATAGAAAGTTTTCTATATTATCATTAATGTTGGGTCAAATGATTCAAAATGAAGTGTTTAAAATAATACCACCGTCAAGGTCGTCAAGCAATTATTGTTATAAAATAAAGCATAGATACAAAGAAATTAAATATGTTAATAAAAAATTGTATCCAAGAACGCACAGTAGAACTTTAAAATTGTTGGCAGAATATGTTCACAGTGATACAGCTGAATTTGGAGTGAGTAATAATAAAAATACTGCACATCCTTATGGAAGGTATCATAGCTCTAGATATACATGGATTAATTTAAATAACTGTAGTTATAAATTTACTCCTGATACTATAGAGTTTAGGTGTCATAGCGGAACCACAGATTATAAGAAAATGTATAATTGGATTCTTATATGTATGTGTTTTGTTAGCTTTATAGAAAATAATCCTAGGAAAATAATTGAAGAGTTTAAAGGTTACAACCCAGATGAAATGTATAAAATAATACCATCATCTAAGATAACTTTAAAAGATATTATATCCGCAGGTATTAAGAGTGAAATAGAAGCAAAAAAACTTCTAGATTATGTCGAAAAAAGAAAAGAAAAATTCGGCAATAATTAGTCGCTACTCATTGGTAGAAAGGTATATGTCATGGTTATTTGAATATTAAGGTCATTCTCCGTAACCATATGTGATTTGCATATACCTTTCTTAATTTAATATTAAGAGGTTTACAAATAATTACCGAGACCCTGAACTATTCTTCAGTCAGTTGTTATAGCCTAGAAAATGCGCTAAAAAAGGCTCTGTACAGGACTTCTGATGTCAAAGAATAGTTAATCTTGGTCCCTCTTAATGTTAATAACTTTTTTTGACTATTAACAATTATTAACTTAAATTTAAAAAAATTATGGAAAGTAAAACGCCAATATACAATAGAATTAATCTTATTGTAAACAAAACAGAATTAGAATATATTTTAGGCCTTGTTGAAACTGATTTAGAACTTAACCTATATGATACTAAAAGATTTTTGGCTTTGAATAATCTATATGCGAAATTATTAAAATTAAATAAATAAAATTATGGAAATATTAGTATATATAATAGCTATTGGATTAGCTATGATGGCATCATTTGCAACAGGAATGTATGTGTGCACACAAATAAGTGAATGGATAAATAGAAAGACTAAAAAATAAACTTATGGATAAACTACAAAAAAATTTATGGTTTGATACCTTTTGGAAAGAATATCCTAAAAAGGTAGGCAAGAAACAATGCAAAACATATTGGTCTAAATTAAAATTGACGGCAGATATGTTCACTATCATTATGGACAGTTTGGTTAATCAAAATTTACTACGTAATAAATACATACAAAACAATGTGTGGCACCCTAATCCTCCTGACCCTATTCGTTGGCTTAAACATGAGCGTTGGGAAGACGAGTTACCACCTATTGATATTAAAGAAGTTAAACAGGTTTATACTAAACCTAAATACAAAAATTACGATGAAAGATAAATTAGAAAAATTAATTATAGGAAATTCTATAGAAACTTTTAATGCTATAGAATATTTTGAAAGCTTTAGGCTGGAAGAATTAAAAGAAGATGACCAATTTTATATTAAACATATGATTAAATATATAAAGTATTTAGAATTTAAAATAAATATTAAAAACGAAGCAATTAAAAACATGGAAATAAATGAATGAAATAGAACACTTAGAACAAATATTATTAGGTAAACTAATAAATAATCCAAATCATTATTATGAAAATCACACTTTATTAAACGAATCTTTATTCAGTAAATATGAACACAAAGAGTTGTATAAAGTAATTGATGCGCAGTATCAAAAAAACAATAAAGTAGACTTAACTGAATTTTATTTATCATTTGGAGATAAGTCTTCAGCAATAAATTTAGCACAACAATGTATGGAAAAGTCTTATGATTTATACCAACCACAATCTCTTGTGTTAATGTTAAACCAATCAAATAGAAAAAAGAGTCTTAAAGGATTATGTTTAGAAACTTTAAAAAGAATTGAAAATGAAGATGATTTATTTGAAATGGTTAACGATATGGAGAGAAAAATACAGAAAATAGGTAATGTAGATGATTCTGAAATAGTTTCTATAGCAGAGCAAATGCCTGGTATGATGAAGAGTTTAGAAAAGAATATGCAATCTGATGGGCTCACAGGTATTCCTAGTGGGTTTCTTTGTATAGATAATTTTACAAGTGGTTGGCAAAAACAAGATTTAGTTATTATTGGAGGGGCTTCTTCAATGGGTAAAACAAGCTTTGCTTTAAACTTAGCTCTTAATGCTGTTAAATTAGGACACCCAACAGTTATATTTTCTTATGAAATGTCTGTAAATCAGATGCTTATGCGTATGGTAAGTGGAGATACTGATATTAATAATAAACATTTACTAAAAGGTAAAATATATGACAACGAACTAATAAAAATACATAGTAGTGTATCTAGATTAGAAAAATTAGAAATGTATATAGATGAATGTAAAAATACATCTCTTAAATATCTTTTAAATAGAATAAGACAATATGTTATAGCTAAAAATGTACAGATGGTAGTAGTAGATTATATGCAATTAATATCTTATAATCTTCATGGTAGAAGTAGAGAACAAGAAGTATCTCATGTGGCTAGAGCTTTAAAGAATATAGCTAAAGAGTTAGATATAACTGTAATTGCTTTATCTCAATTATCTAGAAATGTTAGCAGAAGAGAAACAGGTAGGCCAACATTAGCAGATTTAAGAGAATCAGGAGAGATAGAACAAGCTGCAGATGTAGTGACATTTGTTTATAGACCAGAGTATTATGGTATTAAGACAGATGATGTAGGAAAAAGTGTTGAGGGTATGGCTGAAATAATATTTGCTAAAGGAAGAAATATAGGTATAGGTAGTAGATACTTAAGGTTTGTAGATTATTTAACAAAATTTGAGGAGTTGCCAACAATGCCCCGTTGATAACTATTTTCTTTTTTGTTGTTTTATTTTTGTATATTTGTATTTATTAAGTACATTTGTACCTTATGATTAGGTTTGACGACAATGTAAAAAAGGTTTCTAAAAGTTTAAAAGTTAGTAGAGAGCTTGTTAAAAAAGTTTTAAACAAAACATTTAAGCAAATAGAAACCGCCCTTAATGAAGATAAAAACTTTATGTTCAAAGGGTATGCAAAGTTTGTCAAATCTAAGAATAAGAAAAAACCGATGAGTAAAACCGAATTGTTTAATTTAAAAACGAAAGAAAAATGAAACCGAATGTTATTATTGTGGGACCCTCAGGGTCAGGTAAGTCGAGCTCTATGAGAAATCTTGACCCTAAGTCCACAGCTGTGATAAACACAGAAAGAAAACAACTACCATTTAAGAACGCTAATGAGTTCATGAATGTTCCAGTTAAAAGTGTATCAGAATTTCACACAGCTTTAGATAAAGCCATGGAAAGTGATAAAGTTGATACAATAGTTATTGAATCTTTTACCTCCCTTATAGAAATTATATATAGAGAAGCCGAAATAAGATATAAAGGCTTTGATATATGGGGTTATTATAATAAGGAGATAGGTAGAATATTAGATAAATCTAAAAACTCTGACAAGTATGTTGTATTCACCGCTATAGATGGTGTATATGATGGGGATAACGGAGTAGAAGAAAGATATGTTGCTATAGATGGTAACAGATGGAAGAAAAGAGTTGAGAAAGAATTTGTTATTTGTTTATTTACAGATACAAAAGCAACAGACGAAGGGGTTGAATATAGATTTAGAACTAACACCACAGGTAGAGATTCTGCAAAGAGTCCTATGGGTATGTTCTTAGATTTACATATAGATAATGATTTAAGAAAAGTTATCAGTGCATGTAAAAACTATTATTCAGAACCACAAACAGCTATTATGAATAGCACGTTTGCAAAAGAAAAAGTTTAATTAAAAACCGAATAGAAATGTTTCCAAAATTGAATGAAACTAAAATAGAGACTCCTACAATCAAGTCAGATTACTTGGGTGCAGGAGCACACACAGTAGAAATTAGAAAATTTAAAACAAGCGATGAAGTTCCAGGTTATCAGGGCACACCATATACAGAATTTATGGTAGGTAATGATACAGGAATAGCATTCTTAAAATTTAGTGGTATAGACGCTCACACTAGTGAGGCTGCAGCTAAAGTAAGAACAGAGATATTTAAATCTTTTCTTATAGCAGCAGGAGCTACTACATTTCAAGACCCACACATGGCTTGTAATAGTATTCTAAACAAAAACGTTGTCCTC